ATAATCAAGCACAAGGAGCTATGGCTCTTACAACAGCTGGTGAACTTACAGTAGCAGATAGTATTAGAGTTGGATATGGAGAATCAGATACTACAACGCCAGGAGCAACTTTTGATTTAGATGTAGATGGACAAATATATATAAGAAATACTGGTACTGCATCTTTTGCATTGGGAGAAGCAACTAATCATTTAAGAATGAAAGGTAATGGAACTGATGCATTCAACTTTTTAAATAGTGGTAATGGTTGGGCGAATTTATATTTTAATAGAGCATTTGCTAATGATTATTTTCAGGCTAACAATAATGGAAGTTTATTGAGATTAAATAAATCATCTTGGTCTAATGCTCCAAATCACGATATTATTTATAATGGTTATCGTGGAACCATGGGTGATTATACTTATGTAAAATCAGCTGGTAATGGTACTGGTACTCATGGACAAATAATTGTAGCTGATAGTTATATATTTATGGGTAGGACTAACATTGAAGAAGGAGCTGTTTCTGATAGTGCTACTGCTCCTATGGCTGATACTTGTTTTAGATTAGATGCTAATGGTAACGGATTATTTGATGGTGATGTAGTAGCTTCTTCAACTCTTATTGCTTCAGATATACGACTAAAAGAAAATGTAGAAGATTTAAATTATGGCTTAAAAGATGTAATGAATATGAGAGCAGTATCTTTTGATTGGAAAGATAAAAGAGATAAAACTCACGACATTGGAGTTATTGCTCAAGAAATGGAAACAATTATACCAGAAGTAGTAAATGAAATAGATACATTAAATAGCGATGAAGAACATCACAAAACTGTAGACTATGCTAAACTTACTTCAGTATTAATAAAAGCAATACAAGAACAACAACAACAAATTAACGAACTTAAGGAGAAGTTAAATGGCTAAAAATATTATAGAACATACGCCTGATTTTGAAGTTGCTGAAGGTAGTAAATATGTAGAAATACAACATTTACTTACTAGAAACACAGCAGATGGAACAGAAGTAGAAATTATAGATTATAATGAAATACAAGAAGTTAATGATGCTATATTAAATTCTGAAAATGCTAAAGCTAAATTAGAACAACAGTTAGCTGATGTAGATTCTGATTTAACAGCTTTAATAGCAATTAGAGACGCTGAATAGTATGGCACTACCTTCATCAGGAGAAATGAGTATTGATGATATATATGCTGAAACAGGCAATGAAAATGAATTGAATGCTTCATTGGTAGATATATCAGATGGTACGTTTGTAACAATAAATACTGAGAATGCAGCAGCAAATAGACCAGATGGTTCTGCTCCACATGAAATGTCTGAGTTTTATAGTTATGACCACGACTTAACGTCGTCTTCTTGGGGAGGTAGTTGGAGTGCTGGTAATATAAGCATTGCATCTAATCCAGGTAGTACAAGTTATTATAATAGAAGTATTACATTTAGTGGATTTACCTCCGATGTAATAGATGTGTACTATACAACAAACAGTGGAGTAGTAAGAGGGGGATTGTCTGTAGCAACGTCTACCTCAGGATTTCCAAACAATAGTGCTACATATAGAACTGTAAATAGTGGTACTGGTAATTTTGGTACTGCTGTTAGTATTAATGGTAGCGGTACATTGTATTGTAGATTTAAATATGTACAACATAGTTCATTGCACGAAACAAGCAATAGAACGATTAAAATAGTAGCAGACGGAGAAACCACACCAGGGTTTAATCAAATTAATTTTGATGATAGTGGTGGAGGTTTCCCATAGGAAAAATTATGAAAGTAAGTGAATACAGAGAACAAATGGCTGAAAGGGTTGCTGTTATAGAAGCTCAAGTAATTGATATTTATCATGATATAAAAGAGATAAAACAATTAGTAAAAGAGCAGAATGGTAGAGTGCGTAAAAATGAACAAAACATTGCACGTATTTCTGGAATTGGTATATTAGCAGCAATTTTATTAGGCATATTATAGGGGATAACAATGGAAGTAAGTAAAGATACTAAATTTAGTCTTAGTATAGAAACTGCTATTAGTGTAGTTGTATCTATTGGTATGATTGTTGGTATGTGGTTTACACTTCAAGACGATATTGAAGAAGCTAAACAATTACCAGAACCGCCAGTTTCTAGAACAGAGTATGATTTAAAAGACCAGATGATTCGTAATAGTATTATGAATACAGAAGATAAGGTTGAGAAATTAGAAGAAAAAGTAGACGATATTAAAGAGGATACTAAAACTATTACTCAAACACTTATAGATATGAACAACAAATGAAGTTAAGGAAAATAACAGATGAAAAAGCTAAAAAATATTTTACAGTCATGCTTATTGCATGGTTTTGTGCTATTTGCTTGCTTATCTTCTTTATCGGCGCAGTCAGTTAGACTTGATAGTTTTCAAGATGTGCAGCTGCTTAATGTACAGAATTGTTCTGTAGTACAAGTAAATGCAAGTTGGAATCATCAAAACAGAGTAAAGATAGAACAACTATCTAAAATTTGTTATGTAGCTGAAATAGATATTGAAGACAAAGTAATTGGTGCTACTATTGCAAAAGAATGGAACATTAAAATAGTACCTACTATTATTGTTTTACAGAACGGTAAAGAGGTAAAAAGATTTGAACCTGGTATTTCTATGAGGTTTGATGAAAATACCATTATGGAAAGTATTAGGAAAGAAGTTAAATAGGTATTATATTTGACATCATGCGTAAAGTATTCGGACCAACACAGAAAAGACACACGAATGGAAAGAAAAAAACTCGTCAAGGAATGTCAAATAATACTAAGTATGGAACTAAAACTAGTAAAAAGTATTATAAAAAACGTAGTAGAGGACAAGGATAATGGCTAAGAAAAAAGATTCTAGGTTAAAAAGAGCTGGGGTTTCTGGTTATAATAAACCTAAAAGAACTCCTGGACACAAAACTAAGTCTCATATTGTTGTTGCAAAAGTAGGCGACAAAGTAAAAACAATACGTTTTGGACAACAAGGTGTAAAAACTGCTGGTAAACCAAAAAAAGGTGAATCAGCTAAACAAAAAGCACGTAGAAAAAGTTTTAAAGCAAGACACGCTAAGAATATAGCTAAAGGCAAGATGTCTGCAGCATATTGGGCTAATAAAGTAAAGTGGTAGGAGGTAGCTATGCCAAGAGGTAAAGGTACATACGGAAGTAAAGTAGGAAGACCACCTAAGAAAAAAACAAAAAAAAGAAAAAAGAAGTAATATGGCTAAAAAAGTAAGTTGGATGTGGGGAGGTAAACGTTATAGTGGAACTTTAATTAGAGAAACTAAAACACATAAATTTGCTAGAACTCATAACGGTAAAATAAAAAAGATAGTCAAAAAGAAAAAATAATTACTTAACTAAATAGGAGACCAGTAAAATGGCAAAAGAAAAAAAAGTAGACCTAAGACAAGAAGCTGAGATTAAAATGGAATCATTAGTTGAACAGCATAACACTCTTGTGCAGGAAATGCAGAGTGCTAACGAAAGATTAGCAGAAATTAAACAAATGATTGTAGAGCATCAAGGATATATGAAAGGCCTAGACGCTTGCAACAAAGATTGTGAGGACAAATAATGGGACCAATAGTAGGAAAGTTACTAACTAGTTTAGGAACAGAAAAATTACTAAAAGCTATTATCTTACACCTTGGTGACTTTTTAGTAGCTAAGTCATCTAATAAGCTTGACGACAAGCTTTGGGGTGAAGTTAAAAAAGCATTAGCTAAAAAATAGGAGGTTTCATTGAAACTTAAAAAACGTGGTATTGTAATACCAGACCAGCATTATCCATTAGAAGATAGAGCTGCAGTAGAATGTGTTAAGAAAGCAATACTTAAAATAAAACCAAAGGTTTTCGTAAACCTTGGGGATGTTGGAGAATGGGAGTCTGTATCTGCTTGGAGATATAAAGACAAGAAACTGCCGCCTTTAGAGTTTCAGATACCTATTGTAGATGAAGATATAAGACTAGTAAATGAAGGACTAGATGAGTGGGATGAAGTACTTAAAAAAGTTGGATGTAAAGAAAAGTATTTACTCCAAGGTAACCACGACCTCTGGCTGGATAATTTTTCTAGTAAGTACCCTTATCTTAGTGATTACAGTTTTTTTAAAGCATGTAAAATCAAAGAAAGAGGATACAAATACACAGAGTACAACTTGCCAATCCAAGTAGGTAAGTTAGTATTCTTTCATGGTGCATATGCGACTACGTACCATGCTAAAAAACATTTAGAGTCGTATGGTGAGAACGTAATGTATGGACACACACACGATATACAAAGACATACATTGACAAAGTTTGATGGTAATATTGGAGCTTGGTCATTGGGTTGTCTTAAAGATATGTCTCATGAAAATAATAAATGGCTAAAAGGTCGTTTACATAATTGGGGTCATGCATTTGCTATTGTAGATTGGTTTGACAATGGCGAGTTCAAAGTAGAAGTAGTAGAAATTATTGATGGTAAAACAACATTATGGGGTGAAATAATTGACGGTAACAAGTAAAAGCGTAGGAAAACCTGCTGGTGGCGTATCCATGGATAACTCTAGAAGAAAATTTAATATTAGTAGCAAAAAAAGAAAAACAAAGAGGATAACGTTACGTGGCAAAGGCAATATTAAACATATCAAACTATAGTGGTGGAATAAATAGCAAAACTAATTTACGTGATATTGAAGATAATCAATTTCAAGACTTAGATAGTTTATCTATAGAAACTCCTGGCAAGTTGAAGGTTATGGGAGCTGTTAACGATTATCCAGGTGAAATAGCTTATACTGGATATAAAATGAGCAATGTTAACAATTCAATGACTGCTTCTTCTTCAGATACAAACTTTACAATTACGGCATATCCAATACCTTCTATGTTTGCAGTTGATACTGTTATTAGAATAAATGCAGAAGATATGCTTATTACTAATGTTGCAACTGTAGGAAGTGCTGTTGACATAACAGTGACACGTGGCTATAATAGCACTACAATAGCAGCACACGAAAGAGATGATGTATATTTTTATACATCTGTACCAGGGGATACAGCAACTAATATTAAATATGCTAACGGTATTTTTCATTTTAATACAGATTACGACATTGATGATACATCAGGATTTGTTGAAAATAATGAAATATTATTTGTAAATACTGATTCAGGCGCAAGTAATGCACCTATTATAAAACCTTTTAAATTAAATAGCGATAAACTAGGATATTCTTCTAGAACAGATATTACTTATGGAGATACTTGGTCTGAAGTAGACTATAATGCTGTTGACGGCACAGTTCGTATTACTCCAAAAGATTTTATAGAAACTAATAGACCTATTAAATTAGAACATATTAATGAAAATTATTATATGGGAGCATATGATAATGTAAATATATATAGCGATACAACACATACTTTAACTTCTTCTGTAATAGAAGGAACAACATCAGCAACAACATCAGCAACAGAAAGCAGTGTTTTTGCTGTAGGAGATAGAATTAAATTTGAAATAATTTCTGGCAATTTTACATTTACAAGCAATGCAGTAACTTTAACAGGAGTTACAACCACTGAAATACAATTTGAACCATTTAGCGGTTTATCTGTTTATGCTAGTGGAGCTAAAATATTAAAAGCAGATAGTGAGTATGATATTTTAATTGAGCAGCAAGGGTGGGAAAAATTAAATACAGATTTACCAGAACCTACAGAAAATGAAATAAAAATATGGCTATTAGATGATGGTTTAAAAGTTGATAGTGGCGAAACTATTACTCAATCTTTGTCTTCTACGGATTATCCTGGTGGTTTACCAGGACAAGTTGTAACTGTATCAAATGCTAGCGGTTTTACGATAGGAGATTTGATAGCTATAGGCAGTGAATTTATGCATGTAGTAGCAGTTGGAAATAATCAAATTACAGTAGAACGTGATTTATGGGGAACTAAACAAGCTCATTCAAGCAATGCTGCAATAGAGGTTGTTCATTATTTGAGTTGGGGAGAAGTTCATAGTATACCTATTACACAATCTGGAGCAAACCCTTTTTACTTAGAAAATGCATCTACAGGTAGAGGTAGGATGAATGTAGCTTTTTGGTTAGGCAAAAGAAGTTACAGCAACAACGATACAAATCCTGAAGCTGATACTGGAACATTTTTAACTTCTACTGATAGTATAATTAATTTATTTAGTGAGGTAGTGTATTTAGATAATCAAAGAAGTCCATTAAAGTATGAAGGTAGAATTAGTTCTGCACTTACAAATCAATCTTTAAATGCATCTATATGGGGTAGAGTTCCAGAATTAAAAAATATTAAAAGTGTTAAATTGTATTATAGCGAAGTGAAAAGTAATTA